GGTTGGTCCACGGGCCATAAAAGGCCCCGTGTCTTAACTCGAATGCGACATTTCGCCCCTGTCTAGGAGGAACAGGAGTATAGTCACATCCGAATCCGTCTCTTGCCCGATACAATAGCGAGGCTACTGCACCTTCGAAGTTACTAACTTCGTTGACCTTCACAGGCCGGGGTTGTAACCTAAGCCCAACAGAACCCTCAAAGCCGTATCGATGAGATACGACGAATTGGGAATGTTGAGCTTCATCCCAATCGCAGACCAGGCCATCAGAGTCGCCAGCGTGAGCTGGAACCCTAACATGCCTGAAAAGCGACTTCGGCAAAGCCGCGCAAGCAGCCTTCCAAGCTGGGTAGAAAACAGCAGAGCAGCTGACACTGTCAGACGCCCTGCGTTTCGCCAAGCGACGAAGACCGTTCGCGAGGATGAAGAGGTCTTTAGCCTCCTTAGGTACCTCCTTGTTTTGGAGGGGACGGACGTCGTGCCCATCATAATAGTCCTTTCCGCAAGATTCCCTGAATAGTCCATTCCTGAAGCTCTTCCTCTTATTGAGGGTGAAGCCAAAGAAAGTTAGGATTTCTTCGAGAGTCTCAAACGCCTGGACCGGTATGATGATGTCGTCGCCGTATACACTCACAAGCGTGGGCGTATCCGACAAGACACACGCTGAGTACGCGAGTGCCCAAAAGATCAGGCTCTCCAACTCAAACGTGAAACCATTCCCCATTGAGGAGAACTTCTCATACAGAAACGACGACCCATCTAGACTGCCGATTTTTGACCGGCAGCTATCAAGTCTGCAGAACCACTCTTCAGGGAGTAGGTTCCGCACCACCTCTTTAGCAACAGTGTCGCTAGCAGAGGAGAGATCGATAGTGCAGAGATAACCACGAATAGACCCTTCTCGAGCCAGCTGTTGGTTAACAGACTGATCGTCAAGGTCTATGTCGGCTATAGCTTTCAAGCGGCGGCGAATCATCTTACCCAAACCTAACTGGGCATAGATGTTAACCAAAGGCTCAATTGCTATAGCTCGCTCCGTCGTGGCGGTTTTTGGAACGAACGTTACACGGTTGCCTGGAACCGCAGTGAGATGATCCGGTTTAACGAACGGCCAAAAGCCGTCCATCTCCGTATCAGTAACACTACGTGCCCATGAGGGAGAACTCATCACGAGTATTGCCCCCAAGTCCCGAAAGTCATGAGTGACTGACGGGCTGACCTGCAGCTTATCGTAAACGGACGTGAGTCCACGCGCCGAAGGGTGATTAAACGCCCCCGGGCCGAAACGACAACTACTGATCCACTCAGACGAACTGACAGTAGAACCCAAAACCTCTCTGATTTTAACGCCCGCTAGGCAAAATGCCTTGCGTACAACGCTGGAAAACCCGGAAGGGTTCAGCAGAAAGGAACGGATCCGACTATTAGTCACCCTGCACTGCTCCTCCGCTTCGGCAAATTTCGCCTTAGCAGTAGAGCGTGGGTCCAAACCTTCAACTTCGAAGGGTGTCTTTCTGAGGAAATCCACGGCCTGTCGGTCGCGGAACAGCCTCTCGGGACAATTATAGGAATCCACATCAACGGCCTTTGCCACAAGTTGTGGGAGGTCGTTGTAGCGCAAAAGAATCTCACAAGAAAGTGAGATCGGGGTGTCTAGTGAACAATACAGTTCAGTAGCAACCTCTCGAAGGACGGCAGGGCCGTCGACAACGAGATCCCTAGCCGTTGCGGCTAGAGAACCGAACAGGGCCTTCCCGGCCCGGTTCATTTCCTTGACGTGCTGGGAAGCACGACGAGTTCCATAGTGCACCCCGTTCGTCTAAAAGCGTCCAATATCGTTTCAGATAGAGGGCGCCCTTTCGGCTTTACGAGGGAACACACAGGTTCTACGTACTCCGTGTCATCCACCAGCCCAGTAACTCGCCCAAAGAAGGCATAGTACTGGCTGCGCGGCAAACCTATCTTCTTGCTCAGGGTGAGCATTCGCGAACTCATTTCGGGGCTCATAAGGCCTCGCGAAATGATGAGTCGGATGCTCTGGCTGTGCAGAGGCCCATGGATCTTAAACGCTAACGAAACGTAGCGATGAGAAGCACCAACGGTGACTTCCCCAGATCGGCCAGTAAAAACTGAGTCGAAAGAGTCCATGAAAACCTCGGATAGTTAGGTAGGAACAGCGCCCGATTCGGCAGCGGTCTTGATGATCGCTTGTCCGACCGCTTCTTTGAAGCGGGCATAAGCTTCGTCGGCTTCCGCCACCGAAAGCTTCGCTGGGCGAAGGAGTTCAAAGTTGAAGGTCAGGGTCCCGTCAAGGGCCCCCGTCGTACCGTTGACCACGGGGCGCGTAAGCTTCCCCTTGATGCGGTAGACTCCGTTCACCTTATCGGCCGGGATCTTGCGATCCAAACGGAACCGTGAGGTGCCCAAGATAGACGTCGCACCACTTTCGACCCATTCAACGCCATCCGGTTCAACCGAGTAGACGTTGTACGTGACGTTAGTGGCCGCGTTGTTCTTGAGGGTGAGGTCGGCAGCTGCTGCCATAGATCTCCTAGTAAACGCTCAAACGAGCAGAATCTTAATCACGAGGAGTGCGAGCTAGTTCCTTCAGTTTCTTAACTTCCCGTACCAAGTCTTGGTCTGACAACTGTTTGAGGTCATCCGCGCTGAGTAAAGACGGTTTCCCGTGCT